GTTAGCTTGTTTCTGAACTTCTTTGGCTAATGCAATCTCTTCATCACTAACATCTTTTAATACTAATTTTGCTGCTTCAGCCGCTCTTGATGGCGCTGTTGCTAAGGCTACACTACCACCAGCTAATAATGATGTTGGTATTGCAGCATATGGGTAATCTTCCAAGACGTAGGCTGGTGCTGCCGCTGCTGTTCCAATGCCAAATGCTCTGCCTACCCTACCTAATCCGCCCTCTTGACGGAATTTTGTGAAAGGAAGTGTTGGGCCGACAAATCTACCAGTCATTTCAGCAAATTCACCTAAATTTGTTTTGGGTTGATATTGAGTAAGTCTTTTAGCTCCAGGTATTTTTTCAATCAAGTTCATAATGTCTTGATATTTTGGTAATGGAGCTGCCATCATAGATGCAGGTGCTTGAGAAATGTCTTTACCCACCATAGAGCTGATACCACTTTGTGCTAAACCAGGCAATCCTGCTATATCAGCGCCACCAAGCACAGACCCTTTAGTAAATGAAATGGGTATATCCGTTGCAATATCTAATGCGCTTGGTCTAGGTGCTTTTGGTAGTCTCTCTATGCTTTCTTCTAGTTTGGCAAGATCGGCTTGTTCTTGCTGCTGAAGCATTTTAATCTCATTAGCCAATTGTTTGGCAGCAACAGTATCGTTAGCCTTATCAGCATTAATTAACGCTTTTTCTAATTTTTGTAAATTAGTCGCCATATTTTTCAAGCAAACTTTGAGCTAATGGGCTCAAGGGTGTGGTTGAGGTTACTGAGGGTGGGGTTGTTGTGCTTGGGGCTGTTACACCTGCATTTCTCCAATCTCTACCGCCTAAAAATGGGTTTAGGCTTTTGTATTTTGCAGCTTTTTCTAGTTCTTTATTATCAGTAACACTATCTATTTTTATGTTATACACATCTTCGTATTCTCTCATTTTTGTGTTATATACATTTTCAAGGTTAGCCACAGTTGCATTAACATTTGCTCCTAACTTCCCAATAACTTCCATAGCCGCTTTTAAGTCATTGTCAGATAGTCTTCCAGATGGATCTAAGTCTTTGGCAGTAACATATGCTAGTTTATAAAAAATAGATTTAGCTATAGCTCTGTCTCCGCTAATTTTGTCTAATTCTTTGGAATATTTTGTATCTAACAAATTATCTATGCGTTGAAACTCTTTTGGATCTGTTGCTTTGAAATTTTCAAAATCTGCCATAGTAAGCGCACTTTCTGCTTGATATTTGGCTGTATTGAAAAGATCTGCCAAACCACCAGATACAGTAAACGCATCTGGATTAGTTACCAAAATATTTGCTAAATCATTTACAACATCTAATTGTTTTTTTGCTTCAAGGTAATTTTCTTGAATAGTTCCAAGAGGAGTTTTGATGCCTTTTGGAATGATAGATGGTTTAGCTCCAACAGTATATAATCCCTTGCTTTCCATTTCATCTAATACTTTTTTTGGATCTTTTGCATATTCAACTGAATCTATAGTTGCTACATTTAAACCTTCAGAATTATAAAATGGAATCGGCTCTGATTGACCATAAATTTTTTGTTCTAAAATATTTTTTTCTGTTAATTGTGTTGGTGTTAGTGTTTCCAAAGAATCTAATTTTAATAGTCTTGAAGTGTTTCTTTCAAATTCTGTAGAATCATCCGAGATAGAAGAATAAGATTTAACAATGTTGTCTGCTATTGTGTCTGCTGCTTTATCACCAAGAAGAGTATATACATCTCCCAACCAAGGCATTTTTTGTTGATTAGCTGGGTCTTGCGCGAATTGTTTTAAAAGTTTGTCTCTTTCTTCTTTCTTCTTTTTACCCTCTTGCATTTGCTCTAATGCCATGGTGTTTTGCACAAAGTTTTTATCGCCTTTTAAAGCGCCACCAAGCGCGTAAAGCAACATGCCTAACTGTTGGTTTTTATCTGCTTTAATAGCAGCTTTGTTGATTGCAACATCAGTTACCAATTGTTTTTTATCTATTTGAGGATTAATTAATGGGTTAACAGTAGGCGAAAGAGGATTTGTGGGTTGTGAACCAGGCAATCCTGCCATTAAATCTTGCATTGAAAATGCCATTATAAAACTCCGTAATTAACTCTGTAATATCCGTTCTTGTCTTTAATAACCGCTTCAGGCATATATTTTTTAATCTCTTGTGCAAGAACACCTATGGTTGGAAAATTACCCCAGCCCATTTCTTTAGCCTCATCTTTCCAATTCCATGTGTAGATGTTATGTCCTTTCTCTTTACCAATAAAAGTAATGTCTTTTTTCATTCTTTCGTCTGAACCTAATAATTTCATTCCATATAATTGCGCAGCAGATCCTAAAATATCGCCTAAACCAGTTTTTTGTTTTGTTGTGGTAGTTGGAGTTGTAGCCCCTTGACCCGCAGCCAATAAACCAAACTGTTGAGGCCCATAAGCCAAAGCTCTTTGGAACTCTTCGTAAGGTGCTTGTAGACCCATTTGTTGTAATTGCTGTTGTTGTAAACCAATTTGACCAAGCTGTCCAAGTCTTGACATTTGCTCCGCGCCCACGCCCCCAAGCAATCCTGCTTGTTGCTGTCTTGCGCGTAGTTCTAATTCTGGGGCAAACATTGCCATTTGCTGTTGTCTTGCGATGTCTGATTCAGCAGCTCTTTGTGCTTGCTCAAAACCAGCTTGTCTTAAACCAGCAGCAGTTCTAGCTTGTTGCTCAATGTAAGGTCTTTGTGATTCAGTTTCTAGTAAAGCAGAGCGTGAGCCACCGAATGCGCCAGCTCCGATTGCGCGTGATTGCGCTTGACCTCTTGCTATATCTGCTTGTCTTTGTATGTCAGCCATAGACTGATCGATAACTTGTTGTTGATAAGGCGATTGATATGCACCTATGTCAGCCCCTAACAATGAGCCAACTTGACCTATTTGTGGGGCTTCTTTTTGTGCTAATTCTTGTATGCCAGATAAAGGGTCATACTCCATACCAGTCTCAAATAAGCCACGGGTGGCTTGAAACTGTCTAAGTTGATCTGGATTAAATCCAGCAACTCTAGGGCCTGTATATGGAACGAATGGTGTTGCAGCCAATGATTTACCAGCTTGAAATAGCTCTTTTGCTTGTGCTTCTTGGTATGCTGGTAGACTGACTGATTGTGTTTGTTTGCCTTTACTCATAGTTCTTTTCTAATTAAATGTTCTGATTTAAAACCTAAATGTTTTAGTTTTCTTAACCATCCTTTCCTGCCACCGCCATATAATCTTTTACAACCAGCGGCTTTTGCAAATGCCTCTAAAGATGGCAACATATCCTCTAACTCCTTGTAATCACCACCACAAAATAGCAAGTTCATTGCTGTATTTTGGGGGAATACTACAAATTCAGTTATCATAGCCGACTTCTTAGCTGGCCATAAATGGAATATTCCATGTCTTATTTTATCCTCTATATCGTCTATTGTATAGGAATCTTGATGTTTGATAGCTTTTGCTATATATGGCTTACAGCGTTCCCATTGAACTTCCCATTCTTCGGGTTCTTTTTTAATGGGTGTGACTTTATTAGTCGCCTTTTCCATATTCAATAATGCTTAAAACCAAGTGTATGTTTGCATGATTAACCTGTGCTTTTATTATTTCGCCTTGTTGCAGAATAATTCCAGCATTAGTTTGTAATTCTTCGGTAGCGTGTGCGCCTATGTTTTTTTGTTTATAGATAAAAAACTCATTAGAGCTAGTATCTGTTATAGATACATCTAAATTGGTTTGTTGATTACCATGGTCACAAGCTAAAAAACTTTTAACAATAGCAAAATCAAAGTCACCACCGCTAGGTGCTGTATAGATAGTTTGCTGTGTGGTAGCTGTAAAAGAATACTTAACATTGGTTGCCCTTTGGATGTACTGTCTTTGTGAGGATAGATCCATTATCTTTTACCTCTTTGTTTAACATCTAAGCGTATATTACCTACTTGGAAATCTTGTGTGGTGCTACCTGTGACTGTCATTTGTACTTGTCGTGCAGTAAATCTTGCATCGGTATAACCATCATTTTCAAAAGTAAATGATCCAAAGTCCGTAACTGGGCCTAATGGAGTAAATCGACCTTTGAAACTGAGAGTAACGCCAGGTAAAGAGTTAGCCTCTTCGTCTGGTAATATTTGATTGCATTGCACATAGTTATCACCATTGCCTATTTGTATAGGCCCTGTTTCACAAAATGGCACTTGTGAGTTTAGGTTAGGTGAATTATCTAATGTAGTTGATTCGTGTTCATAAACAAAACCTTGAGAGTCACCAGCTATCGGATAAGTAAATGCACCTTGGTCAATCCAAAAACCTCTGTCCATAGAACCAATAGACCAAACATTAGAGTTGTAATTCCATATAACATATTTGTTAGAAGTGTACTGTGAGTCACCGCTTGGGAATCCCCACCATATCTCATTAAAGTTAGAGTTGTGTCCACCCCAACAAGCACCCCTGCCTGCTACATTGATTTGGTCAAAGACATAATCATGCACTTCACAAGGTAATTCTCTAACACTACCATCGTAAATATAAAAAGCGTTTTCACCCATCCATGCAAGGAAGTTACCAGTAGATACAACTGTTCTGGAACTAATTGATTTACAGTTAGTACCTGCATCGGCTATACCATAAACAAAAGGTGATCCAGCATAGAACATTCTGTTAATACCAGTATCACTAAAAATGATAACATCGGATCTATATTTAACACCAAACAAGGCTCTTCCGCCTGTAGGTATTTGTAAGTCTCCTGCTGTGTTTGTGGCCTTCGATGTCCAGTTGTTACGATCTTCCCTGTTTGACCAAGCAACCTTCCTAGGGTCACTAGCCGAGCCTATAGCCACTAAATGTCTTTCATTGGTCACTAAGGTTGATAAGTTGCCTGTGGGTGCGTTGGTTACAACTGTTGCTATGGTATCGGCTGTACCGCCTGAGTTTGGTCGCCACTTATAGATCTTGCCATCTTTAGAAAAAGTAAAGACTAGATCTTCACCCCAGTTGTCAAAAGAAAAATAACCAGCTTGTAAAACTAAGCCTGATTGACTCCTGGCATCACCATAGTCTTCTTCACCATAATGATATGCACCAAAGCCTAATGGATCATCACTTGCATCATTAACAAATCCTGTGGGAGTTATGTCAGTCCAAACATTGTTATACAAGACATATACTTTTTCTCTTGTACCGACTGCTAAAACATTGTTACCAGCATTATCTTTATAACCATAAAGACCTATGATAGCTCCTGTTA